TTGTGTGTTAGCATAAAGTTGTTTTACTTTTGATTTATAATCTTCTATTGTTACAGCTCTATCCTGTGATGAATAAAAATTAGGAACATTTTTTCTAATACTTTCTATTGTTTCAGGTTCTGAACCACCTTGTGCATTTGAGTTTACAGTAACGGTAATGTCTGTAAATCCTGCAATAGATCCTAAAACATTAAAACTTGATGCACCGTTTGCTTCTGTTTGGTTTGTAACAACATAACTTATAGTAACAATATTATCATCATCTAATTTTTTACCTATAACACCATCACCAAAATATATTTCATATTGACCATCTTCAGCTTCTTGTAAAAAGAAAACTTTTGATGTACTATCTAATTCTGTAATTGATGTTGCTTTAGTGTATGTGTTAACTGTTAAATCTGAAGAACTATTTTGAACGGTGACTCTAATAGTTGTGGTATCAACTTTATCACTTGGTATTAAAAATCTTTGATCAACATCAGATGTATTAACAACATAATTATAACTTACGTAAGTACCCTCATATACATTTAAACTTTGTGCTGTGTATACACCATCAACAGGTTGTATAACTTTTTCACCTACAGTAACAAATGAATAAGACACCTCATCTATGACAGATGAAAATTTTGTACCTGCTGGAATAGCAATTGTGGAACCACTACCATCATTAATAACTATTTTTAAATCAGCAACAGGTGCTCTTGCTGAAATAGGTGTGTACCCTACAAGTTTAGCTAATGATGCCACACTTGATCTTAGTTCAGCTGTATCTAAAAACATTTCGTTTGCTACGAAATTGGCATTATATGACAGATAGTGTGTATTGTATGATAACACGTCTAACAAAATTGAAAGTGAACTGCCTTCAAAGTCATAATCTTTAAACTCATTTTGATTTGATAAAAATCTTTTTAATGATGCTTTTATATTTTCAAAATCTAATTCTGATATTTGTAACTTATGATTTGACATATTATCTTACTCTTTGTAAAAATGTTGTTAATGTTATTGGTTCACTTGTGCCTATTACTAAAAATGAAACTGTAATGTTCACACCATTTCCATCAAAGTCTTCTCTTACAATAACATCTTCGACTTGTACTCTAGGTTCAAAGTCTTCAATAGCGGTAACAACTCTATCTTTTATTTTAATCAAAATTGGTGGTGTTAAATTTTCAAAAAGATAATCTCTTAAACTTGCACCAAAATCTGGATTAAAAGGTCTTTCATATTTGTTTGTTAAAATTATATTTTTAACAGCTCTTTTAATTGCCTGTATATCAAAAACTTTTGCAACATCCTTTGTAGCAGGATTTTTAGTAAAACTCAAATTTAAATCACTATAGATTCTATTTGATCTTTTACTCTTATTAGTTGTTGTTGCATCATAGTTTGAGTAGGCCATATCAATATTTATATGAATTATCTGCCGTTTACTAAAACGTTTAAGGATCCAGAGATCATTGCACCACCATCAGCACTATCACCTACACGTCCCCAAGGTATACCGCCTATCAAAACACTTGGTGAACCTTGATTTAAAACTGCTGGGTGTGAAATACATTTTGGCGGGTCACCAGGGATTAAAATAGTATGAGGTGATGTAGGAGTGCCTCTTACAGCACCTATAATACCATTTGCTCTAACTGTTCTTACTAAAGATATTGCTAAAGTAGTAATTCCATCACATCCGTGACCTGTTGTTAAAAAATCTCCCTCTCTTACGGCCATTTTACCCTTTTCCTTGCCCGTTATACGCTTTCCAACTACGTCTTTTTGATTTATTCATTGATGAAAACTTTGTACTTCGTTTTTTCTTACCTAAAGATGATTTTTTATAGTTTTTTTCCCTTGCAACAAAGGTTTTACTTATTTTTGCCATTATCTACCTATTTTTTTCTTTCTACCAAGTGGTAATTGTATAGAAGACACGATTTTTTTGCCTTTTTTACTAATATACTCGTATCCAATCAACTGATTCTTAAATTTTTCTTGGACTGACTTAACAGCCTTCTTAAAACTTGTATCTTCTTTCTTTTCTTCTTGTCCTGATTCGTTCCAGAACAGAAATTCACGCATTTTTGCCATAATTTCCTCAATTTTTAGTTAATTTCTACTATTTATAACGGTTTTTGTTCTAGTTTTGTTCTTTATGTGTCAAAACCTACGGTTCCCAACGTAAAAAAACGACATTTTTTTGGTATTTTTTCCCGAAAGTGCTTGAATTCCTTGCTCATTCTGATATAGTAGCAGTATGAAAACAACAAAAACAAATAAAATGAATTTGCAAATCGTTAGAAACGTTGCATATTCTCAAATTAATAAAATAAACAAAAATATCAAAGAAATTATTGAAGTTGATAATACTCTTTTAAAGATGATTGACATTAATATGAAAAATGCTATTAATAAAATCATTAATGACTATAAGGCATACGAAGAAACTGGTATAATAAAAGTAAAATAATGAAAGGAAACACTATGAAAGACAAAATATCAATGATAAGTTTTATGATTTTTGTATTCAGTATGTTTTTTGCTGCTGGTGCCATTGAAGAAAATCAATTTTTTATGGGTGCCATGTTAGTATTGACTGGAATACTTACTGGAACATTAACTGCTATATTACAAAAATAATGAATAATAAACAATTAAAAACTGCAATTAAAAAACTTGAAAAAAGAGTTGCTTATGGAAACAAATTACTTAAAACAAAATCTTTATTTCAAGTAATACAAATAATGAAAACTAAAAAGGACAAATAACACTATGATTAAAGTATCACAAAAATGCGAAACACTAGACGAAGGAATTAAGTTCTTAATGGCTGGCGCAAAAGCTGACTATGTTGCAATGTCAACTAGTTATGGTAAAAAAGAATTAACAGGATGGGCATTAGAACAAACTGATAAATGGGATTCTAAAACAAAAATCAAAGAAGGTAAAAAGTACATTAAGATTGTACAAGATACTGGCGTTTTTTGTTTTATCGTAAAAGAAGATTTTAAACATTTTAAAAAAGGTGATATACTAAAGGCCGCTGGTTATAATAAACCTGCTTTAAACTCACCAAGAGGAAATGTATTAACAGGTAACTATCCAATTCAATGGACAGGACCTTTATATTTAAAATAATATGATAAAATATCAAGTAACAAAAAACGGCAAAGTATTAAAAGAGTTGTATAATGATTATGACGCTGCTATCTTTGCTTGTAATAATGAATACGGACCTGGTATGAAAATATTAACTAATTCAAAAGAGAAGTCTGAATCATGGACCCATTTTGAATACAAAGAAAAACTGTAACAAAGGAGTTATATTATGACAAATGAACAATTAAGAAACGAAATTATTGAAGTTGCAAAGAAAGTTGGTGCTACCGATGTCAATGTAGTTTGTGGTACTTTGTTTTGTAAATTTAACAATAGTATTGCCCATACAATGTCTGATAATCTTAAAACTGTTTTACAAAAGTTTTTTGACAAACGTAAACCGTATGATACGTTAGTTAAAATGTCAGGTGCATTGCCTGATAATGAATATGCTTATGACTTTATGCCTGTTGTAGATTTTAGATTAAACGAATATGGAATATAACAAAGGAGAAAACTATGCCAAACTGGTGTGATAATTTTGTTGAAATAAAAGGTCCTAAAAAAATATTAGATGAAATAGAGGCCATTGTTGATGAAAAAAATAATGATAAAGAAAAAGAAGACGGCTTGTTAAATCATTTAAGACCTATGCCAAAAGAAGAACAAGAAAATTGGTATCAATGGTCAGTTGATAATTGGGGAACAAAATGGGATGTAAAAGAGTTTTATGGTGCTAAAAGAGATGGTGATAAACTATGTTTTTCTTTTCAATCTGCATGGGGACCACCTACAGAAGCGTTTGATTACTTTTATGATAATAATGATGATGTAAGTATCAACTTACAATATTATGAACCTGGTATGGACTTTGCTGGTATCTATAATGATGGTGAAGATAAAAGTTATACATTATCAGAGGCCGCACCAAATGGTTCAAAAGATGTATTTTGGAAAACAGTAGAAGGTAAAGCATTAGATGATACCTTTGAAATTGTCCAACAGATGATAGATTATGAAGAAATGGATAATGAATAGTTTTACAGTTACCCTATAAGGGTTGTTTTTCCTCACTGAGAGTTTTCTTTTGTTTTTGTTAATTATCTCTCGGTGAGGTTTTTATTTTTAAAATCGGTTTAAAAAGTTCGCAATATGTTTTACAAAAGGCATTAACGTTAATGCCATAAACATATTTACACCAGTGTGTGCCATTGCAATTCTTAAAGTATCCCCTTTAGGCATACCATCAGAAACTAAAAGACCTGCAAGCCATATTGTTCCAGTTGTTCCTATATTTGCACCTAATACAGCTGCAATTGCAGCAGGTAAAGGTACTGCACCAGAAGCTACTAACGCAATAATCGCTGTGGTAGATAATGAAGATGATTGCCAAAGCAATGTCATAACAATACCACCAAAAAACATATAAACGGTGTTGTGTGTAAAAAAGGCAAGATGATCTAAATTACCCATAGACTTCATCCCACCAGAAAACATTTTAAGACCGATATAGAACACCACTAACCCAACAAGGGTAGTAATGACAGGATTTCCTAGTTCCATATCTTTTACTTTCTGAATAAGTTTTTTAATAAACATTCAGAATTATTTAGACCTTAAAAGTGTATTGTAACAAAAGTTTAATATGAATAAGGTCCAACAATTAATGCAAACGCAACTAATAATATAATAAGTGTTCCTGTAACGTAGTAATTCATAGGAGACCTCCTATCTATTTTTTAATAACAGTTTTAATTTTTCGTACCAATAGATACCACCTTCTCGTAGGTCTTCATTGGCCGTTCTTAATTTTTCTAATCGTTTGGTTAAGTCTTTAAGTGACTTTTTATCTAACGCCTTTTTACGTTCAACTAACTTTTCTAATTTACTTATAACATTATCTATACTGACACAAGTATGTGACGGTATTTTAGGTGCCTTTTTTTTTAAAGACGTAAGTGTAATCTTCTTAGGCTGTTTAGGCATAAGTGTAAGTCCTCTTGTGGGTTAATTCGACAATGTTCGGAAGTAAAAAAAAAATATAAGATTATATAAATTTATTATATAGTATTATTTATAAGAAATCCGCACAAGTTATCACTCAAGTTACTCGAAGTTTTGCGAAAAATTTTTTGCGTTTAAATAGAAAACGACTCACCACAGCCACAACTAGACTTACTATTTGGATTCGTAATTACAAACTCACTTTTAAAGGCCTCATCTATATAATCTAATTCTGTACCTAATAAGTAAAACTCTAAATCCTTTGATATTAATAAAACGTTTTCTAATAACATATCATTGTCTTCCTTATCCTCTGTAAAAGACCATTCATAATTAAAACCTGCACACCCACCTCCCTTTACATCTAAACGTATGTAACGAGATTTGTTTTTCAGTTTAACTTGAAATAGACGCCACTTTGCTGTTTCTGTAATTGTAATCATACTAGCTCTAGCACTTTCCTCTGGGACTCAACATAACTATGTATAAGATTAGAACTCCTTAGAGATAGCCATGTTAGGTTGTTCTTTACAGTCTTCGACCGCGGATGCGATTTTCTCTACATTATCTACTTTACAAGATACCGACACTTTGACACAGCCGACTAATAGCACAAAAAATAGCACGAAAAAAATTCCTGTATATGAGGCTAAGGTTTTGCCTTGAGTTTGCCGCTTCGATATATTCATATGTTACTTACTACTTTTATAGATTAGAAAGCCCAGCCAGTTTTAATAGTGTTTAAGTTAGTCTTCGCCTAATTATGGTCAATTGGGTTACCGTATGTGTGATACTCTTGTTGAGCACTTCTTGTGGTCGTTGTCTGTGATGATTCTATGATTTTATTGGCACTAATGGTTAACTGGCCTGTAGCGGCCATAGTAATGTCTTTACCTGCAAATAGATTAATATCACCACCTACTGTTTGAGGACCGTTTTGTGATGTAAAGGCAGATACATTGACGTTACCACCTTCTACTTGTATATTGACATTTGCATTAGGACCAATCTGTATATCATAGTTGTTACCTGTTTGGCCGTCTGCGTTAATAATGACTTTATGACGGCCACCTAATGTGACATCAGAGTCTCCCTTAATGTAGACCTTATTGTTCTTTTCGGTTATCGTATAGGTTGAATCTTTGTTAATTGTATTTCGTGTACCTGCGGCCGTGATTTCTGTTTCTGTACCACTGTGATGATATAATAGGATTCTTTCATTGTCTGGTGTATCATCAAATTCAAATAGATGGCCGCTTTCTGTTTCATATACATGATTGTAAGGATATTCTGCGGCGTAAGTGTTTTCAGGTAAGGACCATATATCACCCTCACTTGCTGTGTCTAATACGGCCTGAATAGTGGCCGTGGGTATGTTTGTATAATTTGCGTTTCGTAAGGTCTTTCTTGCTTCAAGTGTAATAGACGAATCATCTGCGTCATTCCGTGCTAATCTATTAACATCATGTTGAGCAGCCGTACTACCCTCTGCCTGCGCTCTAGGGTAAATGCCATTTGGATCTGAGAAACCTAATCCTTCTGCGGCATTAATTGCACCTGATGTAGTAGGTTTGCCTGGCAATGCACCAAGGATTACTGCGTCTTGTTTTGTATCTGCATCTCTAAAGAAACCAATC